GAACAACTTTCTGCAATAAGTACTATTATGGACGTTCCATATTGGTTAAGTAAATTTAGAAAACTTCCAGCAGATGTGGAACTTGTAAAACAAGTTGTTAAGGAATCAAAGCTATGACAAGCACAAATCACGTAAGTTCTAACCCAGACGCATTACAACTTGATATGGAAGTGTTTGTATCAGAAGAAGATAATTCAGTATATGTAAAGATTAAAGGCTTTGACACTATTGAAGAAGCAGACAAGTATGCAGATCATTTAACAGATGTTCTTCCTTTAATGTTATTTGAATCAGAGGTAAAACACTAATGCCAGATATTGATATTGACTTTGCTGATAGAAATAAAGCACTAGAAAGTTTTGAAACTGTAGCAGCAGCTATTGAAGATAATGGCACTTTTAAAAAGCACAATACTGGTGTGTATTGTACTTCTGTGCCATACAATCCATTCACTGGCATTAGCACTATAGATTATAAAGAAGCAGAAGATAGAGGTTATTTCAAGATAGATTTCTTGAATGTAAGTGTTTACGAAGGTGTAAGAGATAGACAACATCTCAAGCAATTAATGGAGACTGAGCCACTATGGGATCTACTACAACAAGACGAGTTTGCGGATTTACTGTTCCACGTAAATGGGCATGGATGGTTGATGAGACAAATGAAACCAAAATGCATCCCGGAACTAGCAATGTGCCTAGCTTTAATTCGCCCAGCGAAGAAACATCTTATTGGGAAGAGCTGGCCAGAGATTGTGAAAGAGATTTGGGAAAAGCCAGATAACGGTGATTACTACTTTAAGAAAGCGCATGCCATTGCATACGCACATGTAGTAGTTGTGCAGATGAATTTAATCTGCGAAGGCATTTCTACCGAGTTTTCCTAACCAGCTGTACTGACTTGCGTTTAACTCGTTTAAGCGTTAAATTCATCAAGTTGACTACAGGCCCTAGTACAATCCTTACATCCTTGCTATTAAACGTTTTAACAGCGTATGCATAGGGGAAAATCTGTTCTCTGCAGAAAATGTTAATTGGAAATTGGCGATTACTTTCCCACCACCAAGTTTCGCCAATTTCTAAAAATAACGCTTTTTCCTCTGGAGTCTTTATAGCGTTTAAATCGTAGAAACTAGTAACAAACTGGTCCTGGTTAATAATAATGCCTATGTATTCTTCACCGCCGTAGTTAATTACGCTTATAAACGGTAAATTTTGTTCTATATCGTCTCTTAATTTTGCCATAAATACTTAATAAAGGTTTGCCATAATGCAAAAAATTCAAAGTTATTTATATCCAAATAGGATTCAACTATTAGCCGATTTGGCGGGCTTCAATGTGGAGTATACAAACGTGTATCAAAGAACAGTTAAAATTTATCAGAATGTAGATAACGTTCTAGAGTTCGACATTAAGAACGCAGACGAGAAGAGACTTGATCTTGTAACAAGCCCAGCTATTACAGATATAGAATTAAACATTATGGATGCTAGTGGAAATGTAGTAGGCAACAGCCCATATACTGTAACACCTGGCAGTTTAAAAGGAATTGGAACAGTAGTAATTCCAGCAGCAGATTTAGCTGGACTTGAACAACAATTTTTAAAATATAGCGTAACTGCACTTAAAGATACTAATAGAATTCCGTTGTATGGTGATTCTAGATTTGGAATGGCAGGAACAATTGAATTAATTACAAACGCTATGCCAGTTACTCGTCAACCAGCAGTATATAAAGACTTTACTGCCGAGATTGATTTAAAAGGCAATCCAATATGGCATAGTAGTGCAATACCTGCAAAGTTCTATGAAGCAGTTAAAACTGAAAACCTATCATTTACAATTCACGTAACTAACTTTATCGGGAACGTTTGGTTAGAAGCTACAGAAAACGATACCATTAACGTAGAAGCATGGAGAAAATCTGCAAGACCTTTTGGAACTTGGGTTAATACCTCTACACCATATACAGGTGATATCCCATTTGCTGCAACTGTACCTGTTGGAAATTACTCTTACTTTAGAGTATCATACGATACACCTACAATGAACGGTATGGCTGCAACTTTTGAAGTTACTAAGAACAGCGGCAATTACAGCGTAAGAATACACACCGGTGGAACTGGTTATGGATACCATTCTATCATTCGTGTGCTAGGTAGCCAATTAGGCGGCGTTGACGGACTTAATGATTTGGTTATTCAAGTTGAAGGTTTAGAAGGCGGTGCATCTAGTTATGCCGTTAGTGCAATTACTACAGTATCTTGGACAGGTACCGCTAGTGACGGCGAAGGCTTCTTTATTGTATCTGGCCAAAATAATGCCGGATTAGTTGACTCTGTTGAAGTAAGTTAAGTATAATAAGGCATGAGCCTTATCATAGATACAATACGAGCATACTTACCTCCTAAAAGGAAACAAACTCCTAGCGGTTGGATCTCATTTAACGCACCTTGTTGTGACGACAAGCGTCAACGTGGCGGCCTAATTTTTAATCAAGGCGATGCAGTATCTTATCATTGCTTCAATTGCGGATTTAAAGCAAGCTGGCAACCTGGTAGACATATTAGTCAAAAAATGAATAAATTGCTTCGCTGGTTCAATATGCCAGACGATGTTATTAGTCAATTACGACTTGAAGCACTTAGGTTAGATGAAAACACAAATACTGAAGTAAGAAATATAATCCCTACGTTTGAAGAAAAAGCATTGCCAGACGGTGCAAAGACTTTAGATGAATGGAGAATGTGGGTTGAATTACAAGGTTGGGAAAACGCTGATCAAGATCTAATTAATGCAATGACATACTTGCAAAACATTAGACATTTAAATCCTTATGCGTTTCCATATTACTGGTCAAGTAAGCTAGGGTATAAAAACAGAATTATTATTCCGTTTTATAAAGATAATAAAATAGTTGGATATACTGCTAGAGCAATTAACGATGCACAACCTAAATACCTAAGTGAGCAGCAACCAGGTTATGTGTTTAATTTAGATAGACAAACACAAGATAGAGAATTCGTAATTGTTTGTGAAGGCCCATTCGATGCGCTAAGTATTGACGGATGTGCGTTACTAGGTGCTGAAATTAAAGACAGTCAAAACTGGCTGTTAAAGCAGCTAGGCAGAGAAATTATTCTAGTACCTGATAGAGACGAAGCAGGAAAAGCAACACTAGAACAAGCAATAGAATATGGTTGGTCAGTTAGTATGCCTAATTGGCCGCCTGGGGTTAAAGACGTAAACGACGCAATGTGTAAATTAGGACGACTTGCAACTTTGTGGCTAATTACTAGTTCAAAGGAATCTAACAGTCTTAAAATACAACTTAGAGCAAAAAAATGGTTTAAGGATACTAATGAAAAAACTGATTGATTTTATTTTAAAACCTTGGCGAATGTGGCAAGAACACAAAGCATTTAAAAAGCGCATGGAAGAATTGCGCAAACGAGATCCTTTTATCTACAAATGATCGAGTGGGGCATAAACGCACTTAATCACGGGTCTAGCCTAGCCGTGTTTAGTAATTGCGACTTAAAATTTTACCAACACAGTACGGCTGATAATATTCCTAGTGAGCATATACGACAAGCACTTAATTGGGGTTCTCCTGATAAGTTATATTGGTATGAACGACCATGGGTTAAGAAGGCTAGACAGATATATGCTGGGCAGTATAAAACAGCATTTGACATGAGTGCAGATGTATTACCTAGTAGATATATTAAAAGAGAACGATTAAATTATGCTCCTATCATTTATACTCCTCATCATGGTAGCCATGCTGCTGCCGGATATTATACTAGCCCTTTTAATCATTGTGCTATTGTGGTACTTGATGCAATAGGCGAGTTTGACTGTGCTAGTATATGGGAAGCAAAGCATGGTGAAATTAAAAAGGTTTGGCACAAAAGTTATCCACATAGCTTAGGATTATTTTATAGTGCATTTACAAAACTAGTAGGACTAGAACCAATTAAACAGGAACACTTATTACAGCAAATGGCTGAACAAGGTGATCCAGATCGCGTTTACTTTGATGTAAAAGAATACATGGGCACACTAGTATATGCCCATAAAAACATGCACCGCGGCATTAATGATTGGCCACACGAAATATATAACTTGCAGGACCAATGTGACATTGCCGCTGCCGTACAAACTGTGTTTACAGAACAAGTAGACATGGTTATGAAGACAGCTAAAAATTTAACAGGAGCAGACTGTTTAGTTTATATGGGCGGTTGTGCTATGAACTCAGCAACCAATAAAGCAGTAGTTGAAGACAAGTTTAAATATCGTTGGAGCTTGCCACAACCGGGTGATCCTAGTAGTGCAATTGGCTCAGTATTATACCATAAGAAATACAGAATAGATTGGCAACACGGCGAAGCCAAACATATAGCAATTAACGTTTAAGAATTATATAATAATAAGATGAAGCAGAATACAGATTACGGATACGAAATACAAAAGTTATATTTAGAAATGATGCTGGCAGATGCAGCAACATTTAGTCGTTGTCAAAGCATCTTTGATCATACATTGTTTGATCGTAAACTTCAAACACCTGCAGAATTTATTAATGAATATGTTAAATCACATTCAGTAATGCCAACTGAAGAGATCATTAATGCAGCATGTGGTAGTGATTTTAAAGTAAGTCACGATTTACGTGAAGAACATTTTGATTGGTTAATGAATGACTTTGAAACGTTTACTAGACACAAAGGCTTAGAGCGAGCAATTCTAGAATCAGCAGACATGCTTGAAAAAGGTGAGTATGGTCCTGTAGAGGAAATGATTAAGAAGGCTGTACAAATTGGTCTAACTCGCGATATGGGTACTGACTACTTTGAAGATCCTAGAGCACGTTTAATGAAGATTAAAGACAAGAACGGGCAAGTTACTACTGGTTGGAAGTCATTAGATGATAAGTTGTTTGGTGGTATGAACCGCGGTGAACTTAACATTTTTGCAGCAGCATCGGGTGGCGGTAAGTCGTTGTTCTTAGCTAATTTAGGTGTTAACTTTGCACTTGCAGGACTTAATGTAGTGTACTTAACATTCGAACTTTCAGAAGAACTTGTAGGTATGCGTGTTGACTCTATGATGACTGGAATCCCAAGTCGCGAAGTGTTTAAGAGTATTGATGACGTTGAAATGAAAGTTAAGATTTTAGGTAAAAAATCTGGGCAGTTTCAAATTAAGTATATGCCATCGGGTAAAACAGCAAACGACATTCGTGCTTACTTAAAAGAATATGAAATTAAAATGGGTCGTAAAGTTGACGTATTGCTAGTTGACTACTTAGACTTGTTAATGCCTATTAGTAAAAAGATTAGTCCAGCAGACTTGTTTATTAAAGATAAGTTTGTATCCGAAGAACTACGTAACTTAGCAATGGAAAAACAATGTATCTTTGTTACTGCGTCACAGTTAAACCGTAGTGCTGTTGAAGAAGTTGAATTCGATCATAGTCACATTTCAGGTGGTTTGTCTAAGATTCAAACTGCTGACAACGTTATTGGTATTTTTACATCAAGGGCTATGCGTGAGCGTGGACGTTATCAAATCCAGCTAATGAAAACACGTAGTTCAAGCGGTGTTGGTATGAAGATTGACTTAGAGTTTAACGTTGATACATTGCGTATTACTGACCTTGCTGAAGAAGATAGCTATGGCAGTGGTAGTCAAAGTGCAGGGTCAAGTCTTTTGGCTAGCATTAAAAATAGACAAACTGTCGAAGTTGATCAAGCAACTGGCGAAATCAATCCAAACAGTCAAGCACCCATCCCTAAAGTAAAAGCCAACGTTGAAAGCTCAAAGTTGAGACAATTACTTAATAATTTACCTCAAGACGACTTGTAATCTGGTTGCAATCTGTTTTTCTAGGTATTATAATAAATACGCATATAATACCTTGGGGAATAAAATGGAACTACATCACATCAAAGACGTTAACGATCCGTTAGCTGGCTTGATAAAAGATGACCCGGTCCGTCCGCATATCCCTCTAGAACAGCGTGTAAACGATCTTGCTGAAATTTTATTATTGAAAGCAGGTGAGGAGGTATTAGCAGCTACATGTATGCAGTTCCTAAAAGACATTCCAGAAGATGAACAAGATCTTTTAGAGTTAGCAGGAACTAAAGATGTTGCAGTATTCTACACAATCTGGAGTTATAAGCCTGGTGCCGGAGCAGAGTTATTAAAGCAAGCAGCGAGTTGGTTACTGAACGAATATAAAGATATTAAGGCAATTGTAACATTAAGCCCACAAACGGAAATGGCAAAACGTTTCCATTTAAAAAACGGAGCAAGTGTCCGTAGGCAAAATGAAACTAGTGTAAACTATCAATATTATAGTAAAGAATAAAAAAGCACTCTTCGGAGTGCTTTTTTTATGCCGGTGGTAGTTGGTTATCCGGAGGTGCTGCTTGTGGTACAGCTTCTGGATTTTCTTCGCCCTCTGGCTTAGGAGCAGGTCTTCTCTTGTCAGTTAAGTAAGGTGCAAACTCATCTACAAACTTGCGAATAGCAGATTCTACGCTATACACTTTCTGTGGAATAGGTTCGCCGTTCTTATCAACTTCCTCTGGATTGTTTTCAATCTCTTCTGCGTGAGCTTTCATACCTTGAACGATATCATACTTTAAGTATGGGAATGTTTCTCTAATACGAGCTACAGGAACGTTGTGATTTAAGTAGTCTTTAAACTCGTGTCCACCATCTCCGTAACCTCTTGGGTTTGCATCAAACTGGAACTTTTGTACAATGTTAGGCTCAGCATCTGCAGGAGCACGCTGATCTTTCAATTTAGGAAGCTTCTTAGGAACCATACCAAACAATGGTTGTTCTTTACTATACATTTCAAAGCGTTCAGCATTATTTTCGTTAGCTGTACAATATAAGCAGCTCTTACCAAATAATACAGCAGCTGATCTGTTTCTTAAAATGTAAATATCGTAATCTTCGTTATCAACAATCTTAATACTACGAGCAGTTGCTCTCCACTTCTTATCAGCGGCAGCTCTTTGTGCAGCTTGTTCAATTTGTTCAAGCACACCTGCGTAGTGTGTAATCATGTAGTTTGCTAAGACTTTAACGCCTTTAAACTTTTGATAATCGTTGTGTTTAGGATCTAAGTACGGTTGACCATCTGGTCTACGACGATTCTTAAGAGCAACGTATTGACTCATAGCCATTGGGTAAACGTCTTCAATGTCTTCCCAAATGTCCATGCCGTTTGAATAGTTAACTGCTAACCAATTAATAAATTGACCATCACGTGCAAATGTAACACCGCGGTAACCTGCACGATCAACAGCTTCAATCTTGTCAACAAACCATTGAGCTACTTGCTCATCTGACATTTTTCTAAACGCATTGCGTTGTGCAGATGGGACAGAAATATCGTCCTTTAGTTGGTCAGCAACGCCTGCAACTAAGTTCTTGTTAGCTAATACTTGCTGTCCGCCCCTAGTTGCTTCGAGAAGTATTGCCGATTCAAATAATTCTCTAAGAAACATGTTACTCCAATGTACCTGCTGCTAGCAAGTTGTCTTTTACTAAGTTAATAAACTCGCTGAATATTGGAACGTTTTGTGCTCCGCGATTCACCAATGCTCTTTTAACTTGTTGTGCTTCCTCTTCAGATTTTCCAGCAGTCATTGTACCAACTGCACGGTCAACTGCTTTCCAATAAACTTCCATTGGTCCGCGATTGTATCTATATTGATAATCGTCAGGGTCAGTATACGTAAAGTCTGGATTTGATGTATCCATTGCTGTTGCTAGTTTTTGTAGTCTTTCACCAGATTTTGCAAGTGCTTGTGCTTGGGAGAAGTTACCAGCTTGGCTCAATCTGCTAGCCTTATTCATAATGTTACCAAGTGCGCGGTTAACCATGTTACCAATGATTGGCTGAATAACTTTAGCAATTTGACCGTTGCTGATTTCGCCTTGAGCATCTTGTGGTTTCATTGCTTGACGAGCAGTTTTAACACCACGATCTGCTGCTTGAATTGCTTTGAAAATCTTAATTGGATAACCAACAAATCCAATACGCTCACCTAAAACGTTTAATAGGTTTGGTGTACCTGTTGTACCTTCTTCACCGCCTGTGCGGTCTGTACGGCCCATGCGATACTTAGCAACTTCTTCATCAACACCTGCACCAGTAGACCATAAAACAGTCCATTGTAACTTAGTGTCTGTAGCAGAGTTATATTCTTTACCTTGGTTTGTACGTCTCTTTTCAAACTCTTGTTTACGAGCTTGGAAATCTTTTGTATTAACTTTAATAGCAGCGCATCCACGTTGACCAACTAAAATTAAGTAGTTGTCATATGATGCTTTGATCATTTGGGAAACGTTTTTAACATCAGTTAATTCTTCGTAATATGGATCAACTGATTCTGATCCTGCACCAAAACGTACACGAGGAGCAACTTTTTCACCGCCTCTTGTTCTGTGACCAGCAGCTAGTTCATGACGCTTGTGCAACGCACTTGCAATCTCTTTACCACCTGGATACTTACTGATCAAGCCACTTAATGTACTAGCTTCACTTAGTACATAATCGATAGCTTCGTCTAGAATGAATTGCACATCTAGTTGGGCTTCACTTTCTTGTAAATTGTCTAGCTTAGAAGTAAGATATCTAAGTTGTTCGCTTAAACTGTTGAATGTCATTTGAGTTTCCTCTTTTAATCTCTTAATTGGTGCACCGTATTCGTCGTGTGTTGGTTCGTCATATTCGTCGTCTCCGTCGTATTCTAAAGCATTGCTCTTAGAATGATCGATTGCTGTTCCTTCTGGATAAGCATAGATGTACCATCCTGCTTGATCGTGAACAACGTGAAAACGTGTATTTTCTGTTTTGTACTCACGCACCTCTGGAGTGTATCCAGGCATGCCATAGCCACTGTAATCAATGTCTAATTCCGGCAATTCTTCTGCATTAGATTTTAACCAACCTAATACTGCTTTAACTTCACGCTCACTGTTAGCCATTGTGCTAATAGTAAGAATATCGTGATGTGGTGTTGATGTAAACATTGAGAATAGGTCTTGACCCATTCCACGGATTTGACGATTTTGGAATCCTGGTAGATTCTTAATACCGTGCCATTTTGGATATACTTGCCCTGCTGCTTGAATGTCTTGACTAATACGTGCTACTTCATGACGTGTAACTGCTGGAACAATGTTAAGTTCTGGCGGTCTTGGTTCAGCATCGTCTTGGTCTAGTCCTGCTAATCTACGTGCTTCTTCATCGCTAATATCGCCTGGACGATCTAAACGGTTCAAGCGGTTAAGCATATCACGCATATGATCTGGGATGTGAGCGTTACCTGCTGCACGGCGAGTTTCGTCACCTGCTGCACGGTTTAATTCTGGGGCACGGTTAGGCTGATCTTGCTGACGTTCTGGACGTCTAGGTTGATCATTTGGACCTGCAGGTAGGTTTGCATCACCCGGCATTTGGGGATTGAAACCTGGGATATTAGGACGCTCTTGGGTAGGGCGTTGAGGACGATTTTCACCGTCTTGTTGGCGTCTACGTTGCGGTTCGTCGTTATTATCGTGTCTAGGCATGCATATTCCTTACTATTGTTTATTTAGCAGTTTTAATCTAATGTTTCTTCAGATTTCAGCGTTGTACTGCCCGCGAACAAACACATTCCATGCTAAACTAATACGTGGTTTATTGCCTGTGTTCTTTTCAACCCAGTGATCTGTTTCGCTAGGGAACATAAAGCAATCACCGGTAACAGGTACTTCTGACCACTGATCTGCGTTCCACATAGTTGTTTCTCTACGCTCTAGATTTACACGGGGCTTTTTATCGTTAAGCCACACAATTTGCCCACCACTATTAGGCTCAGAATCTAAGTAAATTACACCGCTAACAAAGTTGTTAGGATGCCAGTGTCTATGATGGCTTTGTCCAGGCAAGTTACGATTTAACCATGAGCTTGTAACCATTAGCTCGTAATCTTCTTTAATAGCATGTACGCCGTACACATATTCGCAAGTAGCGTCAAAACACAACTTGTTAATTTCTTGAAATTCTGGTCTACGTAAAATAAACTGATCAGCTGAAATTTCATTTTTCTGATTAGCAACCCACTCTATACCGCTTAGGTCAGGCACTTCAAAGTCAAAATGATTTTTGTAAACAGGAGTGCTAAAAAGTGGAGTTATGATTGGCTGATTCATGGTATACCTATAAATAATTTACAATACTTATCGGCCTATGCTTTACCTACCAGAGCATCATGATTTCCAATATATTGCCCGTGCTCCATGGCCCGACCCCCAACCTCAAATTGATTGGGTTGATCAAATTGCTTGTATGGAATATTGGCTAGAACATCACGTGGGTAAACATCATAAGCATTGGGCATGGACAACAGAACAAGATCATCAGACTTGGGAAGCCTGTGTAGCATTTAAATGGGCTAAACACAAAACATTCTTTTTACTTACTTGGACATAGATGATACGATAAGTACTTCTATGATAGAGCCTAGATACTTTAATGAGCCAATTGGTTATTGGTTGTCTAAAATAGACCCCGCATTATTACAACCACTATACGATGAGATTGCAGAGTTTGAACAGCAAGTTCCTCGTGACCAACCACACGGTGTTAACCATAAGTTTGATTTAAAGAAAAGTCGCGATTACATTGCAGACATTGTAGGTCAACATATTGCGCAATACAATTTAGAAAACAATTATCCAAACAGCCTTAACGTATTAAATGAGCCACGCCCATTAAAGTTATACAACTTGTGGGTAAACTTTATGAGCCGTTACCAATACGAACCAATACACGACCACGGTGGTGTAATGAGCTTTGTTATGTGGGTACGTGTTCCTTACACAATGCAAAGTGAAGCAGAAGCAAGACCTTATGTTCCGCCACAGTATAATACATCAGGAGGCTTTGGTTTGCACAGTACTAACAGCATTGGTAGATTACAAAACATTGTGTTGCCAGTAGATAAAACTTGGGAAAATACGCTTTGTGTATTTCCCGCTAGAATGCAACACTCTGTATTTCCATTTTATTCTAGCGACGAGTTACGTGTAAGCATTGCAGGTAACTTCTTTTTTGACGGTAGCAACCAAGGGAAACTAGAATAATGGCAACACAACATTTTGAAGACATAGGCTACGCATTGTACAAATGCAGCCCCGAAGAGTTACAGCCTATATGGGAAGAGATTCAAGCTATTATGACAGACGACACTGGCATTAATAAAATGAACAATGACCTAGCCGGTAACTTACAATACGAATATGAATTGACTAAATCGCGTGATCATATCGAACGCTTAGTAAGTCCTCGCATTTGGGAATACAATAATCAGTTTAACTATCCTAACAACTTAGAAGTATTAACAGAAGCCAAGTTGTTAAAGTTAGATCGCCCTTGGGTTAACATTATGCAAAAGCATGAGTTTAATCCTATGCATAATCATTCAGGTGTAATGAGTTTTGTTATATGGATGCACGTTCCATATACAATGGAAGAAGAACGTAAATTTAAACCTCATGTGCTACCACAAAACAATGTTGCAGGACACTTTGCACTACACTATGTAGATAGCCTAGGACAAATTAAAACTAACGCTATCCCCGTAGATAGTTCTTACAATGGCGTTATGTGCTTGTTCCCTGCAATGATGCAACACTCTGTATTCCCATTCTATTCTAGCAATGGCGCAAGGATTACAGTAGCAGGTAACTTTACTTTTGATTTAAGTAGCGGTGATCAAGGCCACGCAAAATACGATACTGATAGTGCGTGGACAAACCCGCAGCAATTACTTCCTTAACCAGTTAAAAGGGCACTTAGGTTGCTCTTCTAATTCTTTACGTACACGGCGTATTGCCTTGTACTTGTTAATAAATGTAATAGGGCGTGTCTTGTT